TCGTGAACGTAACCCTTGCACCGCTCCGGGACACCAAGTTCAACAAACTCAAGTCCGAGTTGAAGGTCGTCGAAGCGGGCTGGATGAACAAGGCGATTATCGCATCCGAAACCATCCCCTACACCGATGTCATCCGACACGGAGAGAACGGGTTTCTCGTTCCTTACAACAAACCGAAGGACTGGTACAAGTACATCAAGCAGTTGATTCTTGACCCCGACCTGCGTAAGGGCTTGGCTGACAACCTAACGAGGGACATCAAGAAGCAGTTCAACGTGGCCGAAACCGCCAAGAAGCGGGCCGAACTATACAGGCAGATTGGGCGCAAATTGTGAAATTCGGGGGCATCGCACATTTACAAGCAGATGCTTTACCTGAACCCTGACACGACCAACACCCTGACGGTTACTTGGACCGAGCGAGCCAGTACTGGGGACCGCTACATCTTGCGACTCACAAGCATCGCCAAGAACACGACGACCGATTTCACCCTGCTGAAATCCGCAAACCTGTCATCTTATACCAACCGCTATGACCAATTTCAGATTGCCGTGGGGTCGCTTGAAACAGGCTCGTATAAGTATGAAGTTTACGATACCAATAGCACGGTTACCGCTGCTTTGGCGGTCGTTGAAACGGGCTTGGCATTTATACAAACCGCAACGATAGGGTTCAATACCTACGCCAATTCAATTACTTACAACACCTTCCTCGCATCCAGCGTGAGGGTATTCGATTCAACCTTTGACCAATCCTTCGCATGAGCGTACAAACACGAAGCGACCTCCAAGCGAGTGCTGCTACCATCACCAACGAAACCGCTGCCGGGGCCAACACCGCATCCCGTGTAGGCGGTCTATTCGACGACCTCGCAGACACCGCAACGCTTGACCGGGAACGGGGCTTTGCGAACCTTTACCTCGACACCGACACGGCCTTCACCCCAACGCAGGGGCAAAGAGTCAAGTTGACAAGTGCGATGAAATCGGGCGTTTTGTCAACCTACAATTTCTCACGAACTACCAACTCGCTGACCTACACAGGCACAACAGGGGCGACCCTTCGCATCGCTGCATCCATGGTCTTGGCGCAGGGCAACAACAACCAAATCAAGGTTTACATCGCCAAGAACGGTACAACGATTGACCAGTCAATGACTGACATCACAACGAGCCACACGAACGGCCATGCGATTTATACGGAGGCTTACGTTACGGGTGCGGTCAACGATGAGTTCACCATCTACGTCAACGCAATCAATAGCGGTGCAAGTATCGCAATTTCAGCCCTTTCATTCACAGTTCATACCCTATGAGTAAGTCAACGCAGCACTTCACCCAATGGCTTGGGATAGAGCATAAGGTCCCCGTGATGCTGGAGAACAGGTCCGGCAAATACATCACCTACGGCTTTGCGAACGAATATCCCTACTACCTGCTGGACAACTATCGCAGGTCGTCCAAGCACAACGCTATCGTCAACGGCAAGGTCAACTACATCATGGGCGGTGGATGGCAGGCAGGGGATGACTTGACCGTAGAGCAGCAGGCCCGATTCATCAAGTTCTTCGATGGAATGTCAAGCACCGAGGACTTGAACGACATCACGGAGAAACTGGTCTTGGACTTGGAGCTATTCAACGGGTTTGCGGTTGCGGTTACTTGGTCCAAACTTGGGACCATCGCCAAGATGGAGCACGTCCCGTTTGAGAAGATTCGGGTGGACAAGGAGGAGAAGATGTTCCAAGTCGCTGACTGGTACAACGACGACATGATGCAGTTGTTCCCCAAGGTCGGGGACATCGAGAAGATTCCTGCATTCGACCCGGAGAATCGCCTCGGAAAGCAGTTGTTCTACTATCGGGTCTATGCAGCAGGCGTGAAGCACTACCCGCTTCCGGAATACATCGGGGGGAACGCTTGGATTGAGGCAGACGTACAGGTGGCGAACTTCCACAACAACAATCTCCGGAATAACTTTTGGGGGGGATACTTGATTAATTTCAACAACGGCATCCCGACACCCGAAGAACAGGGCGACATCGAGCGTCAAATCAAACGCAAGTTCAGCGGTACGGACAACGCTGGTCGCTTTGTGGTAACCTTCAACGATGAAGCAGCGAATGCCCCGACACTTGAACCGCTCACTCCGTCCGATATGGATAAGCAGTTCGAGGTATTAAACAAATCAATCCAGCAAGAGATATTCATTGCCCACCGTGTAACCAACCCCATGCTATTCGGAGTCAAGACCGAGGGCCAATTGGGTGGACGCAACGAATTGGTCGAGGCTTACGAGTTGTTCAAGGCCACCTACGTCAACGACCGGGTCCGCAAAGTGGAGCGGATGATCAATTATTTGGGATCCTTTAATGGCGTGGAAGGCATGGAACTTATCCCCGTGGAGCCTATCACGGAGCGACTAAGCGAGCAAGCCCTGTTGCAGATAATGACCCAAAACGAACTTCGGGAAAAGGCAGGTCTGCAACCTTTGGAAAAGCCTGCCGACGTGGTTGGACCTAATCCCCAACCCGATGAGCAACCGCAAGCCGTGGAAGCATTGCAGAGCAACGACAACATCAAGAAGTTATCGGGCCGTGAGTACCAAAACCTGATGCGTATCGTGCGTCAGTATATGCAGGAGAAAATCACGCTGGAAATGGCTCGTACCATGTTGTCAGCCGGCTTCGGTCTATCAGCCCAAGAGATTGACACGATGCTGGGAGTGCAGGCCCAAGAGTTCAGCGAACCGACTTGGGGCGAAGAAGACGACGAGGACTACGGATGGGGCGAAGAAGAATTTAAGGTCTTGGAAGTGGTTGCAAGCAAGTTCGGATGCCATGCAGACGATTACCATGTGATGCACTCCAAGCCGATGCGGTTCGATGCCAACATCGAAGAAAACATCCGTTTAGCCTTTGCCGAACTGGGCGAGGAAGAAAAGGAACTGGACAAGAAGATTGAGGCGTATCGCAAGAAGAACCGGGACGCAAGCGTTGAAGAAATGGCAAAGGAATTTGGGGTCAGCAAAGCCAAGGTTGCCAAGCGAGTCGCCTACTTGATAACCAAGGACCGCTACCCAATCAGCAGAGCCGTGGACAAGATAGCCGAGCAGAACCTGCCCAAGAACGTGAAGGAAGTTGCCGAGCCTGTACTTGAGGTCCGCTACAAATACGCATGGGCGACAGGTTTCAGCAACAAGGACAAAGGCTCCAGCCGTGAGTTCTGCAAGGTTATGCTTGACTTGGCCGGGCAGGGCAAGGTTTACACGAGGGAGGACATCGACGGGATTTCTGCGATAATGGGCTACTCGGTTTGGAACAGGAGGGGCGGTTGGTATCACACACCGAGCGGAGTGAATCGCCCCCAATGTCGCCATGTATGGGAGCAGCAGTTGGTCATCCGTAAAGGCAATAAAATCAGCAAGGCATGAAGGCACTCTTTATAAGCGAAGAAACGCTACTCGACAATAGCATCATCAACGAGAACGTCAGTTACACGCAGATACGGCCTACGGTCATTAAGGTTCAAGAGATGCGGATTCAGCCCATCGTTGGCTCTCCGTTGTACGGGGAACTGGTTACGCAGGTCGTCAGCGGTTCAACGTCTGCACTCAACCAAACGCTGCTGGAAGATTACATCCAGCCTGCGATGATTCAATGGCTTTACTACGAGTTGCCCATGGTCTTAGCGTTCAAGTACATGAACAAGGGGATGGTTCGCAGAACGAGCGAGGAATCCTCCCAAATGAGCATGGAAGAGATTACCCGGCTGACGGATAAGGTCAAGAACGATGCCGAGTGGTATTCCGAGCGCATTACCCGGTACTTGATGGAGAACCGCAATTCTTATCCGCTCTGGAACTCGCCTCCTTCTGCTTTGGATACGATATACCCGAACGCCACCAACTACCGCACCGGGATGGTCTTGGACCGCAACAGGAGGATGGGAATCAGCAATTTGGACTACCCCTATCCCTACGGTCAATTCGGGGCGTGTAATGACTGCTAACGATGGGCGCACACAAGAAGAACATACTGAAACTGCAAAACTATGTCTTGGATAAAAATCAAGCAAGCCCTGCTGGACCTTGCCAACAACCATCCGCAAGTAAACTCCTTCGGGACGGGCGACCCTCTTG